AATGCCCATGTTGTAATTGCTTGGCTAGGTCGTGCCAAACCATCTTCATAAGTTTTCCAACCATTTCTTTTATTAGCTGAATTTATTGCCAGTATAGACGCTCTTTTTAAGATTTTCTCGCAATATGAATGGACCGCTGTACCAATACTACAGGCCATATCTCTTTGCTCTAAATTTCCTGGGCGTTTAGCCCATTTCATTAATGCTGCTTTTTGTTCAATAGGTGCAGTATGTTTTAATATCGAAGTTACTGAATGATATTCTCTTTCTTCTTCATCTCTATAAACTCGGTGCTTTCCTGAGTCATCACGCACCAATGATGAATGACGTAATCCAGCTAATAAGTTTTGCCTATCCGTATCTTGAGGTAAGGCAAGAGTCATTTGTTTGAAAGGATTTTTCCTAACTTTAACTGGACTACGTTTTATTTGCAAGAAAAAACTCACTCTTCGTAAAAGAAGTCAGGGTGTAATTGAATGGAAAATACGACTATGTTCCATAACCAACCTTTAGGGTAAACATTTACCAATGGAAGATTTTCAGTGTCTTCTTCAAAATAACTTGCTCTTTCAATATCTGTTAAAGGCTTTTGTTTATACATTTGCCTAAAAATGTCAAAAACAAACCTGCCAAATCTTTTTAATTTGTTTTCAGGTAGCGGTGTAAATAATCGCTCCAGAACTTCTCTTACTGAATAGTACTGTCCTGCGTCACCCTCATAAGGGTTGAATGTTAAATTCATAAAGTCTAAATAGTTGCCGATCTTATTATACTTTGCAATTAAAAAGACGCAAAGAATGAATTACACTCCTGCGTCTTAAAGTTAAAAATTTGGCAACTATTTAACTCATTTTTAGTATAACCAGTTCGTGAAAAATATCAAAACACGAACTCGACAATACTACAAGTACATACAAATACATATAAATACATATCAAAACATATCAAATGTCGCAATATGTCGGGTTATGTCACGCTCCTGTCCGTGACTTTTGGATTTTTGATGTAATCTGGTAAATTACAAAAATTAATCGTTTTAGCCCTTGTTAAACAGCGTTAAACATATTTACATTCAGTTACAATTCCTTCTCGGTTATATCGACCCAATGAAACCAATCTATTGTCGATTTTAAAATACAATCTCCAAAATCTTTTTCTTCATATCTGAAAGTCCTTTTTAAATCAAAATCATAATGAATCTGACCTATATAAGGAGCTTTGGGGAAATCTATCCCCATTGATGATCTGAAATAAATGCTCATAAAACATTTCTCCTACCAAAACGCTCTTTATTTCTGTAAGATTTTTGTTTTCTTTTTAACTTAACTACCTTGTCACTTTTAGGTTTCATTGAAGTTAAGTGCCAGCCATTACCTTTAGGACACTCATAAACATATGAATGGCCTTTTCCTTTTGCTCGCATCTCTGCTGCAATGATTTTTGCTTCTTCTTCAGATCTATAGCTAACTTTATTGCATTTGTAACAATGATCTAAAACTATAAATCCTTTATCTTGAATGTAGCTTTGAAGGTTAATAAAACTAAGACGTTGCATTGGCGGTTGGTACTTTGGGTTCTAAGTCTTCCCATAACTGCATTTCAGGAGCTTCGGGCATGACGTTTTTATTAGCAAGAGTTTCTTTCTCCCACTTTTCATACTTTGCATCTTCTATTGCTTGTTCCCTTACTGGTTCAAACATTTCATCAATAGCTCTTCGGATCATTGAAGATATTGATGTACCTGGGCGAGAATAATGCTTCAGTAATTTGTACTGAGAATTAGTAATTTGAATGGAAATTCTGTAAAGATTGTTAGGATCAGAAATTTGGGACATTGGGAATAACCTCGATGATAGGGTGAATCTTCTTTGCGTCCACTATGGCATACATTTCTGTATTTGGGTATGGAGCAATGAATTTGATAGTTGGGATTTTTTGAACGTGACTATTAAAACACTTAATAAAAGCATTTAATAGATATTGGGCTAGATGAGTACCCCTACGTTTAAGATACCCACTACCCAACTGATTTCTAAATGAAAGGCAAACATCTTCTGAATCTAAATT